GAAATGTCAGGCATATTAAACGAGATGTATAACGGCGGATATCTTGATAAAGATCAGTATAAAAACTTTCAAGTTAGATCTGATACTGCTAAATCGTTAACAGATGATGACTTATGGGGAGAACTTCCACCAGGAATTACTGATATAGCATCATTAACAGCACATCTAAACAAGGCTAACAGACTTGGAAATATATTAGGAATACACAGAGGCGGCTTTGACTTTAGTCAATTTACAGATTCTGCAAACCCACTTAACGATCCTAAATTTATTCAATATATGGGACAAACTAGATGCGTTAAATATGCTTACAAGGAAAATGGATACACAGAATAATTTAACTAAACAGGTTATAGCAACTGTTGAACAATACAGTTAGGAAAAAAATATGGGTTGGAAAAAATACTTTCAAGAATATAAACCAGAGAATACTTCAGGACAAGTAAGTCCAGTATCTGGTGGCGGACAAGCAGGTCCTGCAAGGACAAACTATTCGAGTTTCTTGCCTGATGTTTATTCAGGACATCCTAATCGTATTGAACGTTATGGACAGTACGAAACAATGGACGCTGACAGTGAAGTTAATGCGGCCTTAGATATTCTAGCAGAGTTTTGCACACAAGAAAACATGGAAAACAAAACTCCATTTCAGTTGTTTTTTAAACAACAAGCAACAGGTGCAGAAACAAAAATATTAAAACAGTATTTGCAACAATGGGTTGACATGAACCAATTTGACAGACGTATTTTTAGAGTAATGCGTAATGTATTCAAATATGGCGATGCATTTTTTGTAAGAGATCCAGAAACATTTAAATTATTTCATATTGATCCTGCTAAAGTTAACAAGGTAATTGTTAATGAAAGCGAAGGTAAAGAACCTGAACAATATGTTATTAGTGATATTAATGTAAACTTTCAACATCTAAGTGTATCACAAAAGAATCCAAACGCAGGCACAGGACAAATAGATTACACAACTTCAGGCGGAGGCCAAGGAAGAGGGTATGTTGGTGCTAATTCGGGTTCAGTTGGTACAAGATTTGATAAAACACAAAACCAAGCAACAATCGAAGCAGAGCATGTTGTACATTTAAGTTTAAGTGAAGGGTTAGATAGAAACTTTCCATTTGGTAACAGTCTATTAGAAAGTGTTTTCAAAGTTTATAAGCAGAAAGAATTACTTGAAGATGCAATTATTATCTATCGTGTGCAAAGAGCACCTGAAAGAAGAGTATTTTACATCGACGTAGGTAACATGCCTACTCACCTTGCTATGGGATTTGTTGAAAGAATTAAAAATGAAATTCATCAACGTAGAATTCCGTCAGCAACTGGAGGTGGTACTAACGTTATTGACGCTAGTTTCAATCCACTATCAATTAATGAAGATTACTTCTTTCCACAAACAGCGGAAGGACGTGGTTCTAAAGTAGAAACACTACCAGGCGGAACTAACCTAGGCGAAATAGATGACTTAAAATATTTTACTAACAAGTTATTCCGTGGTTTACGTATTCCAAGTTCTTACTTACCTACCGGTGCAGATGATTCTGCCGCACAGTATAACGACGGTAGGGTAGGCACTGCTTATATTCAAGAACTAAGATTCAACAAATACTGTGTTAGATTACAAAATTTATGTGCATATGTATTTGATAGAGAGTTTAAAATGTTTATGAACGCTAAAGGTGTAAACATTGACAACAACTTATTTGATTTAAAAATGAATCCACCACAAAACTTTGCTTCATATAGACAAAGTGAAATGGATAATGCTAGAGTTAACACGTTTGCTTCACTACAAGAAGTACCTTACATGAGTAAACGATTTGCACTTAAACGTTTCTTAGGTCTTTCACAAGAAGAACTTGCAGAAAATGAATCAATGTGGCGTGAAGAAAACACCAATGAAAACGTCAATAACGCAAGTGCTGGTGCAGAAATGCGTAGTGCAGGTGTTACACCAAGTGGTATACAATCAGACTTAGATGATCTTGGTACTACAGAGCCTGGAGCAGATGCTCCTGAACCAGAAATAGATGTAACAACCCCTGATACTACACCTGGTGGCGATACAGTTTAAGGTAAATAATAATATGTTGTTAAAAGAATTTTTTTATTTTGATAAAGACGGACAAGACTTTGAGGACGATAAACGTTATAGTGCTCAGAGAGATGTTTCTGTAATTAAACCTACGGATACTAGAAAAACTAGACTTACACTAGAACAACTTAATCAAATTAGACGTACATCTGAAGCAAGAGAAGTTGAACAAGCAAAAGAATTAGAGTTTGTGCAACTGATGTATGGACAACCTGCTCAAGAAGATACTACCCTTTAATAAAACTGTTTAAATACCATTATGAACACAGCATTCGTAATGGGTAATGGTACCTCCAGAAAACATTTTGATGTAGAAAAGTTGCGTGGCAAAGGGAACATCTATGCCTGCAATGCCGTTTATCGAAATTTTGAACCTGATGTTCTTATTGCAGTTGATCCAAAAATGGTACATGAGATTGTAGCAGATGGTTATCATCACAATCATGTAGTATGGACAAACTACAATAATGGGTATAAAAATTATACTAATTTAAACTATTTTCAACCTAGCAAAGGATGGAGTAGTGGTCCTACAGCACTAGCAAAAGCGGCTGACGACAAGCACAAAACTATCTATATACTAGGATTTGATTATATGGGATTAAATGGTGGCAAAAAGTTTAATAACTTGTTTGCAGATACTAACAATTATAAAAAATCAAAAGAACCAGCAACATATTATGGCAATTGGCTTAGGCAAACTGAAAGCGTAATCAGAACCAATACTGATACACAGTTTTTAAGGGTAACTAACGTTGGAGATTTTTGCCCCGGACAACTTAACAGTTACGATAATATACGCAATATTGACTATGATGAACTTGAATTTAGACTCAAAAAACCACATGATTAGCAAGAATGTAATAAATGAGCCTATTTTCACCGGTAAAAGTGGTTTTATCGTAAATACAAGGGACAGCCTTGCCAACTAATATAAATTAAGGAGAAAACAATGTCAGATACAAGCAAATTTGAACAACTGCTTGATCTTCTAGTGAATGAAGATAAAGATAAAGCAGAAGAACTTTTCCACGATATCGTGGTAGAGAAATCAAAAGAAATTTACCAAGGACTTATTGAGTCTGAGGAAAAAGAAGACGAAGTTGAAGAAGCAACAGATACGTCAAAAGAAGACGAAGTTGAAGAAGCAACTGACGCAGAAGAAAAAGAAGACAAAGTTGAAGAAAACTTTGAAGATGAATCAGTCGAAGAAGTCGGCGGTGATGCAACAGATATGATGATGAAAGCAGTATCCGGTGATGACGAAGACGAAATGAAAGATTTCGACGATGACGGTAAAATGGATGATCATGAAGAAGAGCATGGTGATATTGAAGACCGCGTTGTAGACCTTGAAGATGCATTAGACGATCTTAAAAATGAGTTTGAAGCCATGATGGACGACAAACCAGAAGACGACGATGCAGAAGAAGGTGACGAAGAAGAATCAGAAGAAGCCGAAGAGGAAGCAATTGAACCTGCTATTGAGTCAACAGACGAAGAAGCAGAAGTTGTAGATGAAGCGAAAAAAGATAAATCCGCTGGCGAAACTATGCGTGAATACGTAGAAAAAGTTTCTGCTCCATCTAATTCCGAAGGCGCTGATGCAACTACTTCACCAGTAGCAAGTAACGCTAAAGCACCTAACGATGCTAAAGCACATGCTATCGGCGGTAGTGAAGAAAAGGGCGGTAGTGCTCAAAAGCCAAAAGACATGGGAACTTCTTTCGAGAATGAACCAGGTTCAAAAGCCGGAGACACTTTTAAGAAGGCATCTGCACCAAAGAGTGCTGAATAATTAGGAGTTTGCTAATATGGCATACTTAAGAGAACATCTTACGTTCGATCAGGCGAAAGTCACACTTGAGTCAATAGGTGAAGGTACTGATAAAGACCTTTATCTAAAAGGCATCTGTATTCAGGGTGGTGTTAAAAACGCTAACCAGCGAATCTACCCTGTCTCCGAGATAGGCAACGCTGTTAAAACGCTCAAGGATCAGATCGACGGCGGTTATTCTGTACTAGGTGAAGTTGATCACCCAGATGATTTAAAGGTCAATTTAGATCGTGTATCGCATATGATTACTGATATGTGGATGGATGGCCCTAACGGGTTTGGTAAGATGAAAATTTTGCCTACCCCGATGGGTAATCTTGTAAAAACCATGTTACAGTCAGGTGTGAAACTGGGAGTCAGTTCACGAGGAGCAGGTGAAGTTAATGAATCCACTGGAGAAGTTAACGGATTTGAAATTATCACAGTTGATGTGGTAGCACAACCAAGTGCGCCGGGTGCTTACCCGACACCAATCTATGAACACTTAATGAATACAAAAGGTGGTTATAGTGCAATTAGGGCGGCACACGAAGTATCGAAAGATGCTAAAGCACAGAAGTATCTCAAAGAACAGATGCTACGAGTCATAAAAGGCTTGGAGTAACAAAGGAGAAGCAAATGAGTGATATGTTTAACAAACTTTTCGAAACAGGTATTCTAGGTGAGGAAGTTCGTTCTGACTTACAAGAAGCGTGGGACGCGAAGATCAAGGAAAACAAAGACACTGTTACTGCTGAACTCCGTGAGGAATTTGCAAATCGTTATGAGCATGATAAATCAAACATGGTTGAAGCGATTGACAAAATGATTTCCGAACGTTTAGAATCAGAGATTGCTGAAATTGCTGAAGATAAGAAGGCACTTGCGGAAGCAACTGTATCTTATAAGAAGAAAGTCAGTGAACACTCTGAAAAATTGCAAGAGTTTATGCTCAAGCAATTAACTAAAGAAATTGGAGAGTTGCATGAAGACCGTAATAAGGTTTCAGAAAACTTTTCAAAATTGGAAGACTTTGTTGTCAAACAACTTGCAAATGAAATCAACGAGTTCGCAGAGGACAAAAAAGATTTGGCAGAAACCAAGGTTAAACTTGTAAAAGAAGCCAAAACTAAATTTGCAGAAGTCAAAGCAAAATTTGTTGCTAAGTCAGCAGAAATTGTTAAGGAAACTGTAAGTACTACACTAGCAAAAGAGATTTCACAATTGAAAGAAGATATTCATTCAGCACGTGAAAACAATTTTGGTAGAAAACTATTCGAAGCGTTTGCTAATGAATATTCTAACTCATACTTAAACGAGAAATCAGAAACTGCGAAGTTAATGAAACTTGTTGCTGAGAAAGAAGAAAAATTGGCTGAGGCTAAGAAAACCATCACAGAGAAGGATACTCTAGTTGAGTCTAAGGAAGCAGAAATTAATGTTGCTAAAGATTCCGCGAAACGTGTTGCAGTGATGAATGAGTTATTGACTCCGTTAGGTAAAGACAAAAGTGAAATTATGTCTGAACTACTAGAGTCAGTGCAAACTGAAAAATTGCACACAGCATTTGACAAATATCTACCAGCAGTAATGGAAGACAGAAAAACTTCTAAAACTGTTAAAAAGGCACTTAATGAAAGCACAGAAGTAACAGGCAATAAAGAAACTACTCAACCGGTAGAAGAAAAGTCAAACTTAATACAACTCCGCAAATTAGCGGGATTAAACTAAAAGGAGAAGGACAAAATGTCAGAAATGATCAATGAAAATTGGCAGGCTACCAAAGGCGCACTTCTAGAAGGTCTTAACGGACACAAGAAAAGCGTGATGGATGTCACTCTCGAGAATACTAGACGTTATCTCGCTGAGTCGGCAACTGCTGGTGCAACTTCCGCAGGAAATGTTGCAACACTAAACAGAGTGATTCTTCCAGTAATTAGACGTGTAATGCCAACGGTTATCGCAAATGAAATCGTAGGTGTACAACCAATGACTGGACCAGTGTCACAAATTCACACACTAAGAGTACGTTACTCGGACACTAACAACGCTACAGGAACTGCAAATGATGTGACTGCAGGTGATGAGGCTTTATCACCATTCAAAATCGGTCAAGCATATGCTGGTGACGGTACATCAGGTAAAGCGGCTTCGACTGCGGCACTTGAAGGTAGTGCAGGTAACAGATTGTCAATTCAAATCTTAAAACAAGCAGTAGAAGCGAAGTCAAGAAAACTATCTGCACGTTGGACGTTTGAAGCGGCACAAGATGCTCAAGCACAACAAGGTATCGATATTGAAGCGGAAATCATGGCGGCTCTTGCACAAGAGATTACTGCTGAGATTGACCAAGAGATTTTAACATCTCTTCGTTCACTTGCTTCAGTTGAAGAAACTTACGACCAAGCGGCTGTAAGCGGTACAGCAACTTTTGTTGGTGATGAACATGCGGCACTTGCTGTTCAAATCAACAGAACTGCTAACAAAATCGCACAGCGTACACGTAGAGGTGCAGGTAACTTTGCAGTGGTTTCAAACCAAGCATTAACTATCCTACAATCTGCTACAACTTCAGCGTTTGCAAGAACAACTGAAGGTACTTTTGAAGCACCAACAAATACTAAATTTGTAGGTACTTTGAATAACGCTATGAGAGTATATGTTGACGCTTACATGGCTGATACAACTGCAGAAGACAACAACCAAGTACTTGTTGGTTACAAAGGTTCATCAGAAGCGGATGCGGCGGCGTTTTATTGCCCATACATTCCACTAATGAGTTCAGGTGTAGTATTAGATCCTGAAACTTTTGAGCCAGTAGTAGGCTTCATGACACGTTATGGTTATGTAGAACTTACTAACACTGCGTCATCTTTAGGTAACGCTGGTGACTACTTAGGTAAAGTTGCTATTACAACAGCAAACGTATCATTCTCGTAAGAGATTAGTTACAAAATACAGAAAAGGGCGGCTTTGGTCGCCCTTTTTTTATGACTGATAAATATTTGTATGCAAGAGAGCATCAAAGAAATAACATCAAGTTTAGATTGGCCTGACGTAGAAACTCAGATACGTACTCTTGCAAAAACAGCACCTGAGTTTAAATTTGATATTGTAAAGTTTTGTAGCGGAATGCGTAGTGAAATAAACAAACTCAGTAGTATAGAATTAAAATATAGACAACAAAGACGTGACAGTGTAATATTAGAACACAAAGATCAATGTGCTAAAATTAATCGTCTTGTAAAAGACTTTAGTTCCGTACATCTTATGCATTTGTTTACTAGGCTAGACTAAATATTACTGTCAAATAGGAAATTACATAATGTAATGGACTTATGCTGTTTAACCCACAGCGTACTGGATAGAACCCAGATAGGACTACTATAATAGGAGAAAACAAATGGGAAGACCACTAAACAAAAGATTATTCGGAACACCTACAGCAGGCGGAAACGAGATCAAAGTAAACTTTCATAATGGCACAGCCGTTAAAGAAGGTTATATCGTAAAACAAAAAGGTTCAAAGAAATTTGTGTGTGAAGAAATTGGCACAGGCGGCGAATTTACTTGTACACTAACAACTGGCAAATTACCAGCGGCACTAGCGGCAGGTGAAATGGCTATTTCTTTCAAAATGGATGATGCAGAAACATACACAGTAAGTAAAATTACTGGACGTAAAGCAACATTATCTGCACCGAGTGCAACAGGAACTAACTTGTATGATGGATCAAGTCTATCGTGGAACTTTAGTACATCTGTAGCAGATGGCGCGGCACAAGTTGAAGAAGC